TAAAGCATAAATCAGAAAAAAAGGTGGTCAGTTTGGTCCGGAATGCCCTGGTCAGTTTGAACCAGGAACGGGTGGTCGCTTTAAACCGGAATCAGATGGTCAGATTGAGCGAAATCTCCATGTAATGATGATAGAAAAACTAACTAAGTTCTTTTTACCCGCATTAAACAAGAATGAAGATACGGTTGAACATACTGGTGAAATAAATGTAACGGTAAGCTTTTTAGATAGCTATTCCGGGGCCACAACTAAGAACGATAACGAAGAAGATTTTATTCGTTAAAACCTATGATTTTTGCGTTTAGTTCATTTCTGATAAGCAGAGGCACAAAGGGACAAAAAATAGGGACAAAACCTAAGTGAACATTGATTTAATACTACCTAAACCGCATTCAGGACAACAAAAAGTTTTAGATAGCAAAGCCAGATTCAAAGTAATATTAGCCGGGCGAAGATTTGGTAAATCGTTAATATCTCAAATCATTTCAATACTTGGAATAATTAATGGTAAGCAAATAGCATATGTAACCCCAACCTATGCGTTATCTAAAATCTTCTTTGCTGACATAATTAAACTGATACCTGTAAAGCTAATCAAGTCGGCTAATAAAACTGATCTGGTTATAAGTCTAATAACTGGTGGTTCATTGTCATTCCTTACTGGTGAGCGTTTAGATAATTTCAGAGGTAGAAAATTTCACGAAGTTATAGTTGATGAAGCCGCTTATATCCCTGATCTTGAATCAGCTTGGTTAAATAGTATTAGACCAACTCTAACAGACTTTAAGGGTAATGCAATATTCATTAGTACACCTCGAGGTAAAAATTATTTCTATGCCCTATATCACAAAGGACTAAATAAAGAAGATGGTTATGATTCATTTCATTTTACCACTTATGATAATCCACATATATCAGCTGATGAAATTGATTTTGCAAGGTTAGAATTACCTGATGCAGCCTTTAGACAAGAGTACTTAGCAGAACCGGGTGAGAATACCAGTAACCCGTTTGGCACAGATAATATCATCAATGCTACTATTACCAATTTGAGCAACAAGGAAACTAAATGTATAGGGATAGATTTAGGCAAACACAATGACTATACAGTTATAACGGGCCTTGATGAAGATGGAACGATGTCTTATTTTGATAGGTTTAAATTACCCTGGGCTTTATGTATAGAGAAGATTAAAGCTTTGCCTTCATATTGCCTTAAAGCTCTTGATAGCACTGGTGTAGGCGATGCGGTATTTGAGCAGCTATCAACTACCTGCCAGAACATCACCGGGTTTAAATTCACATCTACCAGTAAACCTCAGATTGTAATGGAACTGGTAAAGAATATTGAATTAGGTAAATGCAAGGTGAATGAGATTACAGCTAATGAAATGTATGTCTTTGAATATAAGATACAACCATCAGGACATATCAAATATGAAGCACAGGCAGGTTTTCACGATGATACAGTAATGAGTTTGGCTATGGCTAATCATTATCTTAAACAAGCTGCCTTATCAAACTATGCAGGTTGGCTATATTAAAAATAACATATATGAATTATAAAGAAATAATAAATAAGTTACCCAACACGTGGGATGAACTTACACTAAAGGACTATATTAAACTATCACCAGTAATTAATGATATTGATGAAGATGTTATTCAAGACCCGGATTTATTTACCATAAAAATATTATCAGACCTTGATAAAAATATTAAGATCATCAGTTTATTAAGTGATACACCAGTTGATGCAATCGAAAAATTAACTATGGTTCAATTGAATGAATTGGTTAACAGAATAGCATTTATTAATAATGTGCCGGACAAACCAAAAACTACAGTTAAGTACAAAAGCTTTGACCAGTTGACTTATGATAACTTCATCACTTTTGAAAAGTTATCAATGGATTTTACACCAGATAACGTATTGACAACAGCCATATACAACCTGCCAACAATGTTAGCAGTGTTTACCAAAGACAATTTAACAGTAGAACAATTTTTAAATCTATCTATGCCAGAGGTGATAGCAGGTTTTTTTACTGTCAATCAGAACATCAAAAAGTATTTACAACATTTACAGGCTTCTTCGTACAAACAAATGATGAGAATACAGAAGAATCAGCTAAAGAACCTATTGATGTTGTACTGGCAGAATCACAATCCATTCAAAAAGAGTTTAACGAAAAGTGGAATTATTGGATGATTGCAAAATCTGTGGCAGAATTTACCGGGCAAACGTTTTGGCAAGTTCTGGAATCGAATATTTTAGAAGTGTTAACCGTAGGAACATTATTAAAAGAACAGGTGATAGTCGAAGAAAACAAACACGGTAGAATCAGTTCATAATTGCAGTAAAACATCTTTTTATGCAGTAAAATAAATACAAACCGGGATGGATAAAGTAAAATAGATTTATCATTTGAATTAAACAATAGTAATACCTTTTATGGCACAATCTTTATCAGCAGCTAATGCCGCAGCCCTTGATTCTTTAGGTATCTCTAAACAGGAATTTGATACTGCTTTATCGGCAGCAGAACAAGCTTGTGCAGATTTCGTTAAGCGTATCAAAGCAAATATTCAGGCAATACCTGACTTTGTAAACACAGGAGCAATTGAAAACTTAACGGTTGAAAGTGATGGTGATGAAGTGCATATAAAGGGATCACAACACATTTTGTATCAGTATAAAGGTGTTAATGGTTCTCAGGTTCAACTTTATGAAACACCATATACCTACAATGATAAACGACCGCCAGTAGATGCCTTCCTGGCTTGGATTCAAAGCAAGAATATAAGATTGGTACACAACACCCGCTATTACGGTAAACCTTCGCCATTCAAAGATGTAAATGAAGACAAACAGCAATTACAATTAGCTTGGGCGATCAGTACAAAAATTTATCAGCAAGGTATCAAACCCCAGCCGGGCATTAAGTGGGATGAAGAAAAAGAAACGCTTAAAAAAGATTTAACAAAGAATGCCAAAGGCTTTGTTATCGGTAAGTTGAAGACGGAGATTTATAATCAATATGGCGATAATGTTAATAGCAAATTATAAACCTAACGAAGATTAGAAATTATTTCATTTCTCGTTGTTGTTCAATGAAATTTTATCAATATCTCGTTCAGAATAAATATCGGTAGTATTGGTTTTCTGATTATAAAAAAAAACACTGTTTTTCGTTCTGCCAATGAAATAATAATTTAAATCGGATTTTATTGTGTCTCGTTTAATGATAATATAAGAACCTCTTGTATTGTGAATAAATTTGCTTTATTATTGGATATCTATTAAACTTATCCATTATGACTTTAACTACTAAACCTTTCACATCAATATTGGTGTGCTTATTTCTATTGCATCTACTATTCACGATGCAAATCGCCAAGGCTCAAATGCCTCCGTCCAAACATCTTATTTCACGAGTAGACTTTGTTTTTAATAGTGAATTCAATAACAAAGGTGGCAGCGGTACTATCAAGTATGATTATGATGTTAATAACAAACTCATTGGTTTGACATTATTTGATAAGGTTAATCTCAACAATGTTATGCAGATAACAATAAGATATGAACCTAATAAAATCATTATTAAAGACCCATATCGAGAACAGACGCTTATTACCGATGAACAAGGTAGAATAATTTCTGGTAATTATATCTCACCTACAACTTCATTTGAACAGCTTTTTCCTAATAGTTATAAATTGAATTATCTTAATGGTTATCTATCAAGAATAAACGCTTACGATGATACGCAGCTTTATCAAATAGATAACCTTTATTATTATGATGGAAATCTAACATCAATAAATATTACATACAACAGTGACCAGCGATACAAAGGAACTCAATTTGGAATAACATATTATGATAAGCCCAATACTATCGATTTGAATTTCATTTTCGGTATTTATTTACAAGCTCAAACTGAACGCTTTCCACTATTTGGTTTTCCGGGTAATTTAATAGGTAACCAACCTAAAAACCTTGTTAATATAATAACATCTACCAAAATATTTCTTAATAATAGTCAGACCACTACAACATATAAATTGAGTTACGCTTTCAATCCTGACGGATTAGTAAATCAAATAAATATTACTCACCCTACAAGTAGTAATAACATAACCACTAATATAGTAAGCACATTTAATATCACTTATAAAAATTAACTACTATGAAAAAACTAATTTTAGTTATAAGTATGTTGTTAATAATCACTGCTTGTCACAATTCATCATCAAAAAAGATTAATGCAGATAGTCTAAAAATAAATGTAACAAAAAATGATAGTATTATTGCTAAGCAACCTAATCCGGTTAAAGAGGATCAAACCATATTGAAATTCAATACTTTTTATTTTGATATTAGCGATCCCAGTATTTTTATTGATATTATTGATAGCAGTTATTGTATAATGTTAAATTCTTTATTTTCATATACATACGATCCCAAATATCAAGTAATAGCAGTTTCAGGCGATATCGATAATCCATGTACAAATTGTACACAATATTTTAAAATATTTTCAGCAGCCTACACTGTAAGTATTTGTTCCGGGTTTCCAGATATGGATATGAGAAGATTAGATCAGCTCTATAACCTTACCGGAAGTTTAGACAATCAATCATTTTCAATAATCCAATTGGGTGAATATTCAACCACTACAGGAGAATACAAAGTTTATGAAATGAATGATTGGTTAAATATTTATCACCCGTTAACGGTTGGGTTAGCTAATCAAATTAATTCCTTTATTCGTAATAAAATAAACCAAATTAAAAATTCGCAAGATTTTGCAAGCACTTTTCTTATAATGGAGAATAAGGTCGATCTAATAATAAGTAAAGGGAAAGAAAACGTAAATGCCGCTCTTAAAGATAAAGTTGATTATAATTATGATTCATTAATCACAAAATGGAAACAAATAAATAATGATAAAAGCACGCTTGAAAATTATATAAATAATTCATCAATAAATTATACTATCGCAGACCTCTCACAATCCAAAGTGTTTAAAGATTTGATGCAAAATAAATTATTAAGTAAACAATTAAAAACCGAAATAGCACAATTTAATCAAAGTCTTGATGGTGAAGTATTACCATTATTACAATCAAACTAATCAATTATATTTAACAACTTAACTATTCACAATTATGAAAATAGAAGAAATATACAAACAAGCACTTGCTGAAATTAATTATGTTAGAACAACAATAGGATTAGATGATAGATTAGTATTTTCTATCACTACTTCTCCTCTTCAAATTTTTAATAGATTTGGTAGGTCTTCCAAAATAACAATTTGGCAGTCACAAAAATCAGGAGAAGTTCAAAAGGTCTATGATAGAATTATTAAGGAATTGGCTTTACCAAGTGAAGATAATCCGCAAGGTCAATATCTTTATATTCAAGTAACCAGCTGGGATTAATTCCACTTTCTAATCCATATTTTCTAATTATTTCCCTATCGTAATTTCTAATTGCTATGGCTTCATTTAAGGTTGAAATAGTATAATCCTTTTTTGATAACCATTCATTAATGAAACTACTATCGTAACCATTTTCAATTTGTTTAATCAATAGAAGCATCCACCATATATTGCCAAATTGGTAATACCAAATGCAAATGATAAAACTGCTAGGCCACTAATAAATGAAGTTATGGTAAAGTCATTTTCATTTTTTATTATTTCATCCATATCGAACTAAGGTATAATATTATTGAACTAAATTATTAATTACTTTATGAAAGCCTATTACCTCTTAAAAGTAGGCTAATGATTTCCTTTGCACAGCAACCTAACAAATACTCTCCGGTAAATAATCCGATTATATTTCAAGTGTCATCAGATAATAGTAATATTCAATACTTTGCTGTTCAATTAACTGATGATGAAGCGGATATTATAGCTAATTTGAAGATTTATACAACCCCGGATAACCGTACGGGCAGCTATACAGACCTTTCAAGTATTCTGTCCAATTGTGTTAATTATCAATTATTGCCGTCTAACAATTTGGTTGAACCCATCACAAACGTTATTCAACCATATCAATTAACAATTACTGAAAAACTTTATTCTAACGGTACTATTATTGACGGCACCACTACTACTACTGGAATATTTTATGCTTGGAACGGTGCATTAGACAAAGTACAATTTAGAAATTTCAACTATCCGCAGTATGTTATGACTACTGGCGCAACCTCTGCTTATTTTTTAACCAATAAACCTGATCTAATTCCTTTAAACGCTAACAGCAGCGAGTATCTTTATTTTTTAAATGATGGTGTTGCCAATACTGCAAATATTTCAACCTACGGTGCTTTAGGTTCAAACACTTATACAGTAAGCCTTAGCAGATCAACTACAGCGGCCCGGATAGACATAAGCCCTGCATCATTAACCAGAGTATTCAATATTGATTTCAGCACAGTAAATAATTTTACGGTTCAAATTTTCGATTCAAGTAATACGGCAAGATCAATATTAAAAAACTACCGCTATAGATCAGAGGGTACTTTAAAATACCCGATAGAAGTTTTGTTTTGGAATAGGTCAGGGGGCTTTGATTCTTATACCTTTTATAATACCCGTGAATCCGTTGCTGTAACGAAAACCAACATAGCTAAAAATTCATTTTCCATCGATGGTAACGGTAAATATACAGACAACCAAAACGGGGTTTTTAACCCAGACAATGAAACTATAAATGTAAGCAGCGTAAGTACTTATAAAGCCATTTCAGCCGCTCTAACGGACTATGAATGTATCTGGCTAAAGGAATTAATGCAAAGCGCAAAAGTGTTTGTTAAGCTACCTAATGCTTCTTTCCTGCCCGTGCAGGTTAATAGTAACAGTTACCCGGTTTTGAATAGCCGATATACAACTTCGCTAAATAGATTAGAAATTGAATTTGTTGCAAGCGGGGATGCTATTAATAGCACATATGATGACTTTAACGATACTTTTTCAGCGATATTCTTTTAATTGAAAATTGTATTTTAGGGTTTAATTTAAAAACCTTCTCCAATGTTCAATTTGCCATTCCCGACCGATAGTCTATATAAATTTTCTTTTATTTACCGGTATTTTACTTTTTATACCCGGTCTGGCTTTATGGTATATCAAAATACAAGTTCCGCAAGACAAATTATTGATTTTACAACTAAAACAGGTAGAAAAACAAAATATAAAATTAAATAGGGAATTTTTGGATTGGGAAAAAATGCAAAAGGAAAAATCCTATAATCCCGCAATACCACCAGAAAAGTAATTAGGCAACCTTATACTTTAATGCCTTACCCACTTTTCCATCTTTTATAACAACCTGAAACTTGTTTTTAAGATTGTTAACTGCATTACTGGTTTGTTTAGTGTCAAATGAAGCACCATAGCTATTTGCCTTAACCAATATTTCCGGTATAGTACCCGAACCTAATTCGGATATCGCAAAGTAAATTTTCTGATTATCGCTCTTAGCTTCATCATAAGTACGTGGTACAGTAAATTTTGCGGGCGCTTTAGGTGCCTTAGCAGTTGTCGATGTTTTTGATTTGTTTTTTTTAGCGTTTAAATCATCTGGGATAGCAATTTCACCCTTCAACAGCTTCAAGAAATAGGTATGTCTTTTAATATCTTCCGTTAATTCAGCGGTATCATACTTTTTATCAATTTCACTTTTCCTAATAGCCCATTCTTTAGATAGGTCATTTAATTCGCTTTGCTTATCAATTTCGAATTTTGATTTCTTATCAATATATGCTTGTAATTCTCTTTCTACTTTTTCAAGTGTGCTTTCTTCTTTAGATGTTGCCATTCTTACAGTTTTTAGTCCTCAAAAGTAAAAAATATAATCAGCTCTTTCCCATTACCTAATAAAAAGGGGTATGATACAGAATGATTATTATAAAATAGTTTTAATAGATTCAACTACTGGTTCAACTGGTAATTATGCAGAATTAGACTGTGAAGGAATTGATTTTTCTACAACCTTTCAAGTTGCTGATATTGCGGACATAACAACACGAAAGGATGCTATAACCAAAACTATATCATTCAAGGGAACTAAAAATAATAATATCATTTTTGGCAATGTTTCAAATTTCAACAGGTATGTTGACGAATCTATTTCCCTGCCAATTCTTTTCAATTTTGACATAACTAAGGCTATTGATTGTCAAGTCTATGAAAATTCAACCTTAATCCTTGAAGGACAACTTAATTTTATTTCTACAAGCCGGGATGCACAGGGTAATATTAATTATGATTGCGATATTGAAGGTTACGCAATTGGGTTGTTTCAACAGATACAAAATAGTCTCATTTCAGATTTAGACTTTTCGCAATTTAACCATACTTATGATATTGAAAATATCGTTAACAGCTGGTCAAATACATATGTAAATGGTGGTAATACTATTGCGGGTAATATAGGTGAAGGATATGTATATCCGTGTATTGATTATGGTGAAGGCATAACAGATGACACGGCCTTCGATAATCTAATGGATTACCGTAATTTTCGCCCGGCTTTTTTTGTTAGAGAATATTTTAATGCAATTTTTAACCAGTCAGGGCTTACTGATACATACACCTATACGGTAACGGGCAGTACCGCCTTTATTGAGGAATTTAATAAGTGTATTGTTCCAAATAACGATAGTGATTTTAGCTATACCCTACAGCCATATATTATATTTGGAGTTACAAAAACAAGCAACCCGCAAACATATAACGGCAGTAAACAAACACATTACGACTCAACTAACAATAGAACTGAATATAATAACTTAGTTGGTTTTGATACGACTACCACAGGTGGTACTGGTCAAACCATAATTTCAACCAGTGTCATAGGCGGGGAAAAGATTGTCTTTAATAATAAGATCAGTACTACAGTTACAGCATCTGTTACATTTCAAGCTGCACAGTTTATTAATGGTTCCGCTACTTACAGATTCCAATGTTTATACCGTTCAACCGACTTAGGGCAGTTTAACAGCATTGCAGAAGTAACCAAAACCTACAGTTCAACTTCTGAAATTGTGGTAACAACACATCCAGTGGTAATAACATATCCACCAGATACACTAAACCTAACGCTAACAAATGATTTTGAAGAGGGTTCAGAAATGGCTTTTGCCATATACATAGATAGTGCGCAAGCCGAAGTATTTAACGTAACTATTCTAACCGCACAAGCCCAATTTGGTAGTGATTCATCAACTTCACAGGTAACGGTAAAGATTGGGGATGCAGCTATATTGGTAGGCCAGAACACACAGACAATTTCCCAAACTGATTTTATAAAGTCGTATATAAATATGTTTAACTTATATGTTTACCCGGATTTAAATAATCCTAAAAACATCATTTTTATACCATATAACGATTTTTATTCAAATTTTACCCCTGTTAACATAATTGAAAATTCTATCGATTGGAGTAATAAGATTGATAACAGTTCTATTACACAAACACCTGTATCAGACCTCTTCGATTTATATACCTTTAATTTTACAGATGATACAGATTATTTTAGTCTTTTATATAAAGAAAGATTTGGTGATACTTACGGTAACTTAATATTAACAGGCACGACCAATGGCAGCGATAAGTCTTTAGATTTAATATTTGGATCAACGCCTGTAGCAAATTATGCTAACAGAAATGTACCATACCTATGGGAATTGGATACCAATAACTTAAAGAAAGTAAAAGTTACAGTTCCACGAATATTATTTTATAATAGTTTAGTTGATTGCCCGGCCTATGAAATTGGTACGATCTCACTGAGTGCGTCAACCCAAACTTATTATTTTTCTTCTATTGATGCGCTCAACGTTTCTGCTTATACATTTAGTCAGTACGCAGAAGTTAACGAATTTACTATATCCTCTGATGGTGAATTTGCGGATTTGACATTTGGTACACCGTTGCAGGTTTTTTATACAAATGGTGGAATATTATCATCTTATGGTTCAGGGAAGAAAACCTTATATGATAGATATTATGCCGATTATATTACAGAATTAACCGATAGTAATACCAGAGTGGTACAGGTTTCGGCATATTTAAATGAACTTGATATTCAAAACTTGGATTTCACCAAACCTATATACTTAGATACGGTGTTGGGCCACAATTATTTTAAGTTGCTATCAGTCGAATATTCCAATAAAACTGAACCGGCTACCGTTATGCTTCAAACAGCCTATATTAGGGATTCAAATACAGCATTTGGTGGATTCTACAACGATACAGAGTCTATGTATTTTACGAAAACAGGCTGTCCGACAGGTTATACCGGTGAATCATTTTTGTATGCTGTTCCCTATGGAAAATATAACTCTTTAGCATCACAAACCGATGCCGACAATATGGCGATTGCGGAAATGATGGCATATGGGCAAACATATATTAGTACTTACGCTCTTTGTGTAAATACTGGCACTACATTTACTCTAGGCTATGGTTTTATCCCGGCCTATGCCAATACGGCAACAACTTCCACCTACTATACTGATTCTGGTAATTTATCAACTGGTTCAACCTTGTTTTATACTTTATCAGGGCAAACTGTAAGAGGTTATAATGGCTATTACTCTGATGGTACCACCATCTATGAAACCAATGAATCAACCACTATTATAGCAACTGGTTTAACGTCTTCTATATCAGCAACCACCTATGATGCCTATTTTATTGGCGGTGCAAATCAATACGTTACTTGCCAGTCCGCAAACCAGTTTCCGCCAAATCTTATAAATTATCAAATTTCTGATCCTTACCCACGTATTGGAACTATTGTTAAGGATGCTGATGGTGTAATATTGGTGCCTGATGGATGGTACGCAACTAAATTTACATCTTATCAAACCGTTAGCGGTGTTATTACAGCAACGTACAGTTGTACCACTACATTAGGCAGTCTTTTGTAATGAATATTAATGCCGTTCAACCTATTACCTGCTAAATACTGGTACTTATGGCTGACGATAGCGAAGATAAAATATTAATAAATGTTGGTTTAAATACAGAAGAGGCCGAACAAGGTATAACGGCTTTAGGGCAAAAAATCAGTGCGGTAAGTAAACAGGATTTAGGTACCACCAATGTACAATCCTATAAAATCCAAATAAGGCAATTAACCGCAGAACTTCAAAAGGTTGAACAACAATCTGGCAGAAATTCACAGGCATTTAGGGATGGAGCGAAAGAATTAGGCAGATTAAAAGAAGCAGCAGCGGACTTTAAAACCCAAATTGAAGCTTATGATCCTTCCAATAAATTAGCCGGGATTGCTAACATAGCTAAAGGTGCAGCCGTTGGTATGACTGGCGCAGCCGGGGCAATGGCTTTATTCGGTATAAAAGGCGAAAAGGCAGAAGAAGTAATGCTTCGTTTGCAAGGGATTTTGGCCTTATCTCACGCTATTTCTTCAATTCACGAAGTCGTTGCGGGATACCAGTCATTCATAAATGTGTTAGGTCTTACCGCAACGGCAGCCAAAAAAGTTGTTGATATAAGCCCACAGGTACCCGGTGTTGGTTCAACCGCAACATCGGCCACAGATTCAACAGAAGAAGTAGCATCAGATGAAGCCGCTACCGCAGCGCAAACTGAATTAAATGCTGTTAAAACGGAAGGTACAGATATTGAAAATTCATTGTCGGAAGCTCAACAAACCGGGATTGAAACAACTGTAGAAAAAACGGCAGCGTTAGAGGCATTATCAACAGCACAAGGTCAATATGATGCTGCATTGGCAGCGGGTACGGAACTATCGGCAGCAGCGAGCGAAGCCAATATAGCACAGGCTACAACACAGGGTGCCGTAGCAGTAGCCGAAGAAGGTGCAACCGTTGCTTCTATCGGGCTTAAAGCCGCTTTATGGTCTATTGGTATCGGTTTAATTATTACAGCAGTAGCTTACTTAATTGCCAATTGGGATAAGGTCAAAACGTCAGTGGAAAATATGTTCCCTGCATTAAAGACTGCCGGAGACACATTTAAGGATTTATCACAAATAGTTTCTGGTGTTGGGTTAGCGGTGCTTAAATTCTTAAAAGCCCCAATTGACGAAGCCGTCACAGGTATTAAGATTTTAATTGATGTTTTAAAGGGTGATTTCAAGGCAGCAGCCGCAGATTTTCAAGATGGTTTAAAGCAAATCGCCAATGATGTTAATGTTATTGCAAACTTTAAAGAGGGTGCTGCCGATAAAGCAGCATCACAAGCCGAAGAAGAGCGAAAAGTAAGAGTTCAAAATGAAGTTGATGCTAACGAACGCATTATAAAAGAGCGCAAAGCGTTAGGTGAAAATACCACAGCTTTAGAAGTAAAAAATCAGCAACTTAAAAATTCACTATTAGATAAGGATTCAGAAGATTACCAAAAGAAATTATTGGATGGTGAATCTGAAATTACTGTGCTTCAAAACGCAGAGATTAAGAAACGTTTGGATGCTGCCGAAAAACTTAGAAAAGAAGCAGCCGAAAAAGCAGCAGCGGCAAAGAAATCAGAATTAGATAAGCTTAAATCTGGTGAAGATGAAGCGGGCAAAGTTATCAATGAAGGCAAACGTAGCCAGAGAGATATTGAATTAGCTGATGCCGATTTTAAATATCAGAAATTAATTGCCATTGCTCAAAAGTATGGTCAGGATGCCAGTACGTTAGAAGAGGCATTAGGTATTACTAAAAGCCGAATCAACAAAAAGTACGCAGATGAGATATCAGCTTATTTACAAAAAACCGATGATGACACCTTATCAGAATTTGATAAAAAGCGTAAGCAAATATTAAAAGAAGCACAGGATGCAATGAAAAATGCAAACCCTGATGAAGCTAACCAGATTTTTGCCAGTAGTTTATATCAAACACAAAGAGTTGATAAAGAAGAACAACTAAGCAATGCAGCAAACGATGCCAATGTGGGCGTAACCAATGCTGAAACAGCCAATAGCGCAAGCGTACAAAAAGGTCAAGGAGGCGATACAGCACAGGATACTTACAATAAAGAAGAAGCTATCAGGCAGGCAAAATTAGTGGCGCTTAAAGCCCAATATCAACAAGAACAGTTTTTGGCGCAAGGTAATGCCGAACAGTTAGAGAAAATTAATGCTGATTACAATAAGGCTTCAAAGGAATCAGATGATGAAGGTGCAAAAGCTCGAATAGCGTTAGCGCAAGCTGAAAAGGATGCCAAATTAGCTACTTATCAAGAAGTATCAGATGGCTTAGCAGCAGCAGCTGATATAGCAGGGAAAAACACGGTAGCGGGTAAGGCCCTGGCGGTGGCCAGTGCTACGATCAGTACTTACTTATCAGCACAAAGGGCTTACGAATCGCAATTTTTACCAGTTCCTGATATATCATCACCATTAAGAGGTGCATTAGCTGCCGGGGTAGCTGTTGCATCTGGTTTAGCGAATATTAAAACTATACTATCGGTAAAAGTGCCGGGTGCCGGTTCATCAGTCGGTGTTACACCATCTTATCAGGCGCCTACTATAAATAGCACGGTATTAAATCAGGCACAGCAAGGTATTCAAAACGTCAATGTATTAAATCAACCAGATACCACAAAGCAACAACCTATTAAAGCTTATGTAGTTGAAAAGGATATTACAAGCGCACAGGACAGGGCAGCGTATTTAAATAGAAGGTCAACTATCTAAGTCCTCATAATATCTTAATAGCATCTTTTCATAAAGCTTATCTGAAAACACGGTTGATGCAGAATCATTGACTTTTTGAAAAGACTTTTTGATAGAATCCAAATCTTTAATCGCTTCATCGAATTGAAATTTCGAGGGATTGCCAACATTGTATTTATGAAGATATGTGTTGATATCCCCTGAAACTGCTTCATAAGCGTTAGATGATTTCTTGCATAATTCTGCTTTTTGAGAAAATTTGCCAAACGTCAAAAGCGCAGTACTTCCGGTGGCAGCGATAGAGACTATTCCTACAATGAGTTTTATTGTGTTATAATCACCATCGGAAACGTCTTCTTTTTTAAACGCCCCAAAAATAGCGGTTCCGACAATTGCAGAAAGTAATGTTGAAGCGGAGCCAAAATATCGATTGAGTAATTTATAACGGTAAGCTAATGTGTATTGGGAATCTTTTCTTGCTAAAGCCTTAATCCGTATTTCTTTTGCTTCTTTTATGATTTCTCCTTTTCTCTCTATAAATTCCTTTGTTTCGTTCATAAGATTTTATTTAGGTATAAGCGAATATAAGAAATTTTAATATTTAGCCTATTACCGGGTAAATGAAATTACCTGTAATAGAATTAAAAATAGATGAAGCTAATGAAAGCTTTGTGTCGGCTATCGCTCTGGTAGAACATCCTGCAATTGAAAGTGATTTTATTGCTTTTAATCAAACTCAAAACTTCGCAGTTAATGATGAAAGACAGGAATTATTAGGTGCAGCAATGTTGCCGGATAAGCCTATCTACCGTAACGGTGATAAAGGTGATTTTTACGCAGTATTTTCAAAAGATACCATCAGGCAAATAGCGCAAGTGTTTGCACAAAAAGGGTTATTCAATAATACCAATATTGAACATACCATTATTCCCGCTGATTCCTTTGTATTTCAATCATACATAGTTGATAATTCCAAAAATATCAATGCACCTACAGGAATTGAAGCTCCAGATGGCAGTTGGATAGTAGGAGTAAAGGTCAACAACCCTGCCATATGGCAATCCATTAAACAAGGTCAAATTAAAGGTTTTTCCGTTGAAGGGATTTTTGAACTATTCCCCACAGATCAAGTAAGTGACGGTACGCTAACAATTGATGATATCAACCTATCGCAAGCAATCAATGAATTTAATGCTGCACTTGACAGAGTGATTAACAGGTAATAGAATTTTATTCTAACGAATAACCTATTACCAGCATAAGAGATAATAAATCAAAAATGACAAAAAAAGAAGCTATAGAAACTATCAAAAATGCAACTAAAGCTATCGGCTTACTTTTCTACCAAAACGAACAAAAGTTTGAAGCAGTAAAAGTTAAGGATGGTTCACAAGATGTATCAGTTGAAGGCGAATATGCTAAAGGTACCAAAGTGTCAGTATCTAGTTCTACAGGCTCCGTACCTGCACCAGACGGTAATTATACATTATCAAACGGTCAATCATTCGCTACAAAAGGCGGGGTAATTGATGAAATAATGGAGGATGCCACTGATGATACAGATGAAGATTTTACAAAAAAGGCAAAAATAAAAGCAGATACTAATGATTCAGATGAAGATATGGCAGCAGCCCAGGCTGAAGCAGATGAAAATTTTGAAGCACCAGTAGCAAATTCCAATACCGTAGCATTACAGGCATTAGCCGATAAGATTACCGAAATGGATACAATGATTTCAGCAATTAAGGATGCTTTAACAGGTAAAGCTTCAAAACAAGATATGTCAGCAATTGCTGAAAATTTCAAATCAATTGAAGCAGCTTTTGAAGTGCTATCTGATACCCCCGCAGAATTTTCTAGGGTGGACAAATCAGTACTGGCAAAAGAAGATAAGGCTAAAAAGTTAGAAGCTTTAGCCGGATTGATGAAGAAATAAAATGACCCGAAAGGGATAATAAACGAAAGATAAAGAGAAGAAGAAAATGGCATTTAATATTTCCGCATTACCACAATACGTAGACCAAACATCAAAACAGCTTTTGGTTGATACCGTATTTGGCAATCAAACCGCTACCATTTTAAAAGACGCAGGTAGCGTAACTTTAGGTGTAAAAGGTCAATATGCACTACAATTATTAAGCACAGATGTTAGTTTACAAGCTAACACAGGTTGCGGTCGTAACCCAACGGGTAACGCTAACTTTTCACAGGCAGTTTTAACTGTACACCCTATTAAGGATGAACAGAATTTATGTAACAAGCCTTTGGAGAACACTTGGATGGTTCAATACCTTACTAAAGGTCAAACTTATACCGAAGCCCTATTTGCAAATGAAATTATGTCTGCTCGTGCTTTGAAAATCGCACAGGAATCAGAGAAAGTTATTTGGCAAGGTGATGTTGTTGCACAATCGGGTTCAACCACTTTAGGCAGATTTGACGGTTTCGTTAAACAAATTAAAGCGGGTGCTTATATCGTTTTAACTGGCGGTACAATTGCTACAGGTGCTACAGTAGTTGAAAGATTACAAGGTGCATTTTTAGGTACCCCGTCAAAAATTACCGAACAATCTGATGCAGTTATTTTCATAGGTACCGATGTGTACAATGAATATACCGTTGCATTAGCACAAAAGAACTTATACCATCCATCAGAAGATAAAATCTTATTCGGTACATCAATCAAATTGGTTCCGGTTGATGGTCTAATAGGTACACGTAACGCATTTGTAGGTCGTTTGCGCTCATTCCAAATGGGTACCGACCTTTTAGGTGAAGAAGATCGTGCAACTATGCAGTATTCAATAGAAACCCAAAGTATATATATGGACTTCCATTTTGCTTTAGGTGTTGTACCTGTGTACATCAATGAAATTGGTGTAGCTACTGTTTAATACAGAATTAATAAAATAAAGATGATTATGCCGGGGGCTGTAAACATTCAGCCCCTGTAATTAATCGAGATAAAGGAGAAAATATAATATGTCTTGTACAAGCGTAACAGCATATACTAAACAATGTGGCAGAGGTATTTCGGGCGGTGTTGCAAAATTATGGATTATAGGTTATGGTGATTTAGTTGCGCCTGTATCTGGTTCAACCGATACTTTTGCAGTAGCATCAGGAACAACCGTAGTTAGCCAGATCGGAATTGCATCAGGTAAAACATTTGTATCAGTCGGTACACTAAAAGAATCAGTTTCATTCAAGGGTACTGTAAAAAAAGATAGCTCAACAGGTGCTTTTGAAAATTCAACCGAAACCACAATAGTAATTTCAAGTATTTCAGAAACTGGGAAGCAATTTGTTGAAGGATTGATGCAACAGCCAGTAGCAATATTAATTAAGCTTCGCAGCGGTACGTATATTGTTTCGGGGTTAAATGGCTTCACAGAACTTACTGATGTAACAGAAGATACTGGTACAAAAAACAGCGATATGAATGGTTATCAGTTAAAATTAACGGGTGTTGAAGATGGTTTTACAAAAACCATTGATCCTACATACGTAGGTTCCATTGTAGATAAGCTATAATTCGCCAGACAGCGAAATTATACAGCCTTGTTAGTAATAGCAGGGCTTTTTTATTTAGATTTCAAAATGTACCGTACATCGCTTATGCTCTTTGATAGCCATTTTTTGCGCTTTATCTTTATGTAATTATTAATAGAATACTTAATTAAAAAAGGTGAAAAAGAAAGTAGAAAAGCAGGTTGTTGAAGAAGTAATTGTAACAGATTCAAAGAATACCGAAAAGAAGGTTAAATTTAATACAGGTAAAATGAAGCCCAACCCTAAATGGACTTACTAAAAATTAATCATTTAGCAGCCCCGCAATAGCGGGGCTTTTTTATTTAATGATAAACCTATTACCTACAAAAAGTAGGCGATGATATTATTAAATAAAAGCACCAGTACACAGGATATCGTTCTAACGCTAAGTGAGCTAACCACAATACCCGATGCAGTATATCTTTTGGTGCTCACCAGTGATTTTACACAGGTCGTTTCAAGATTTATTTTATCAGGTAATACCAGTTTGGACACAGACCGTTACGAC